TCATAATGTGTGGGTCTTCACCATCTTGTGTTACAGAAAGACTATATTCAATCAAACCTTCAGCAGCTTGTACACGGGACAAGAATGCATCAATTGAGTTCTTAGCAGCACTACGAGTATTTGGAGTATTCTGTTGGAACAAGTAAGGAACCATCATATTTTCAAGTTGCTTTTCAATGTAGTTCAAACATCTACGAACATTAATTCTGTTCAAAGCAGATTCCTTCTTGAGGGCAGTCTTTTGACCCCAAAGAACTTCACCAAATCCACCGCATTGACGAGAAGTGTTTACATTGTTATCATAAAGTTGTCCGATTTCATCGTCAGTTAAACGAGATAACTGACCAGTTGTGTATGTAATACCACCACGAGCAACACCGGCAGGTGCCATCCAAGGATATGAGAACATATCACAGTAAGCCATAGCACAAGCACCAGCTACAGACTTAGGCAAATAAATCCAAGAACCAAGAGTAGCATTATAGTACTTGTCATAACCACCATAAGGTGCTACATAAGTACCGTTTGGGAAAGCAAACATCTTGGCTTCACCAAGTTGTTTCTTCACGGTCTTAGCTTCCTTAGAGGTTACCTGTACAACAGCAAGGTCAATCTTTCTAGCACTTGCAATTTCTGCAATCTTGCGTTGAAGAGCAGCATAACGCTGGCGACCATTGAAGGTATCTACAGCTTCTACGTTGAACAAGATATCAAAATCAGCCTTTTGTCTATCACGATAAAGTTTCAATGCAGCAATCTTTTCTGTTACATTGTTCTTCTTGGAGTTTGTACCACCAGTTAACTGATAGATAGCATAAGTCTGACAAGGTTGAGCATAAGTACCTGCACCAGTCTTAGCTTCATTTACGGAATTACGAGATACATAAATGTATTCAGAATGACCGTTAATGACATTTGGTGCAAACAAACTATTACCTTCGGCATCCTTAGCTGTTGGGTCATTTGATACATAGAAGGTTTCAGTTGGGTCCTTTAACAAGGCATCCATACCTGTACCCCAAGCAGCTTCAGCAGTCTGTGTCTTATTCTTTACATAGACATTAACACGATATACCTTCTTCCAGGTCAAATCGTCTGCATCTGCATCTACCTGTTCTTCATCATCAAAACGATACTTCCAGTTGAAAGCATTCTGGTGGTTCAATGCAGCAATTTCAGCAGCATCAGTTGTAATGATAGAAACACCGACATCATTACCATATTCACCAGGACCAACGGAAGCAATAATCAATTGGTTATTCTTGTTAGAAACATACTGTTCTACGTCACCGTTACCTGGTTCATCGTCAGACTCAATAGACATAGTGTAACCATCACGGTAGGTTTCATTGGTAGAGTTCAAGATTTCAGATGAAGCAAGAGCAACCATCTTTCTCATTGGTTCACCACCATCTTTAGATACACCTTCTTGCCAAGGAATTACAACTGGGTTTGGTTCATCTTGTACATAGGTAGACAATGTTGTTGCCTTGTTTGAACCCTTTTCAGCAATAGTCCAGAACAAGAATTCATTGTAATCCTTACTTCCCTGAGCAGAATTAAATTCTTCCCATTCTTGAGTGTAAATAATCTTTACTACTGGTTTGTTTACAAGTTGGTCATCTGCATCAAATTCTTTACCAGTCCATACATCGTAATAGAAAAGCAAAGAATATTTGTCAGTAGCAACATCAGCTACATCTGCACCATATTCATCAGCGATAGAAACAACAAAGTCCTTACCACTCTTACCACCGAATAATGTATTAGAATATTGACCATCATAAGTTCCTTCAATTACTTTGTTAATCTTAAGAACTTTAATATCGTCTTCCAAAGCACCATCATTCATACCACCAATTAAGGCTTCCTGTTTGGTGTTCATTCCATATTCACGGAATGTAATACCAGCAGCCTGACCAACTGATAATTCAAATTCGTCCTTCTTTACATAGTGAGTCTTCAAAGCACAGTCGTCCCAGTCACGGAATTGTACCTTAACTGCAGTTGCAGAAGTACACATATCTGGATTTACTGTATCGTCACCAGTATAGAAGTTAGCAGGCTGGAATACATCACCATAAGCAATTTCATCACCACTTAACTTGGTATCAATGAAGTCCTTTGTGAAGTAAGCAGTCAAAGAATAAGGAGTTTCATTCAATGTAGCAGTAGCTGGAATTGAGAAAATTGTCTTGTAACCAAATGCAGTAACAGTAGAACTTGTAGCACTATTGTAATATACATTTGTAATTGGAGTTGGATTTCTTGCGAAAGCGTCTGTAGAAATAGCACTTGTGATACAATCAGATTTAATAATCAAATCATCAAAGTACTTAGCAACTTCACCCTTATTAGAAACCTTAGTTGCGAAATTGAAGTATACACCTTCACCCTTTTCCAAAGCGGTTACAGAACTCAATGTAGTTTCATCACCTGCACCCTTAAATACAGCAATAGAAGCTGGAGCATCTGTAATTAAATCTTCAATAGTTGCGAATTGTGCTCTTTGTTTTAAAGCAAATCCTGAAAGAACTGGTGGGTTAATCCATTCACCTTCGTTTGTCAATGAAGAAACAGTTGTTACATTATCCAACTTTTCCAACAATTTAAGTTGGGAATCATCTTCATTGTTAATGTATTTGAATTCTGATGTATCTTTAGAAGTAAACTTGTCATTTACATCTGCATCAGTATAAGGGAATTGAATTTGAGCATAACCTTCATCACCCATAGTTGCACGTACACAAAGCAACTGGTTAGAAATACCAAGATAGTTTTCGGCAGCAAAGTGACCGTAATCATCAAGGTTTTCTGGTTCACCATAAATCTGGGTGAAATAATCATAAGAAGAAGTCAAAATTCTCTGGTTTACAGGACCTTTATTGGACTTCATTACGATAGCACCAATGCCTAAACCTGGAAGAGAATTAGAACGAACTGTATTATCAATTTCTGTAAAGCGTATGCCTGGAACTGAATACTTAGCCATACTTTTTAATCCTCATAAAATAAACTTAATAATAATTTCACTCACTCACTATGTTAATAAATATCTAATGTATTTATAACCGAATATGCAAAAAACTGCCCATTTCTGAGCAGTTTTTATTTTTATAGGTAACTTATTATTAATCTACAGCTTCATAAACCATTTTGAAGTCAGTAATAATTACATCACATTTACCTATGGTAAATTCTGTTATAGTATTATTAAGTAATGTAGTTGAAGGATAAGCAACAAACAAATATTTACTGTTTTCATTAGTCAAATCAATATCATAAGAAGCACTACCTACATAATTATAAGTAGTATTTGTTGCATTTAAATCATCAGCATAATATTTGTTTATATCAAACAAACCTTCATTCCAACAAGCTTGATTGAAAGTTGTTCCAGATCCAAAAGCACAACGCGCAGAATATACAGCGGTTCCTGCTCTAACTTTATCTCCTCTTGAATAAGATTTAGTTGAATCAAATGAAGGTATAGAATAATCATATTCCATAACACCATTTGCTGTGTTTGTCATATAACTGTAAAATTCATCATCGTTAGTTATACCAGGTATAGTATTATAGTGACTTGAAATTACAGAATAATAATCAAAGTAAGTCTGTACATAAGTTTCTTTTGCTACACAATAATGGTATGAAGTTTCTTGTGTTGTTTCATCATATGATTTTATTCTAATAATATCGCCTACACCAACAGTTTCGTCTGTACCATAAGGACCTGTATTGTCACAGTAGTAATAATGTTTTTTAAATTTGTATAAATTATTAGTATCATTTTTAATGGCGTAAATAGAATTATCTTTTAAATCATTACTATCAATTAATTTCCATTCTCTAATGCCACAGTTATAAGTTCCATAACTTGTACCACGCCCCCAAAGTTTATACACCAATCGGTTACTGTTTTCTGTTGTAAATTGTCCGAAGTATTGTGGAGTTTCGTCAGTGTTAAATATACAGTCATTGTTGTTTGTTCTTAAATATGGTAAGAAATTGGCACTATAATTAGACCAATTATTCTGTGCAGATAAGAAACAATCTTTTGTAAAGTGTGCTGAATAGTTTTCATAATTTGCTGGGTCTGCAGTTAAATTCTTTAGAGCATAAGCTGTTACATCAGTAAATGCAGAGAACATATTTGATGTAATAATTGTTCCTGAAGAATAATTGGCTGTAGCAACAGCAAATTGATATTTGTCATTAGTATCTTCAACAACATATCTTTTATCTTTGGTTATATCTACAGGTAGTTTATTATTTGAATTATATCTACCCAAATTTGCTCTTGTTATAGAACCAGAACCTATATAAGTATAACCATAATTAGGAATATTTAATTTTAGAATGCTTTGTTCAGAACTATTGTCACCAGGATTAACATAAGTTACATACAAATTTTTATATGTTTCAGAATCGCCCCAAACATCTTTTCCTGAAGGAACATTGTGCTTAATTTCATATCTTTGATTTGTACATTCACAATCATTTATAGGTACACCATTTTCATATTTCAAAGAAGATTTTATATTCTGTCCTAAAATGAAACCATTGTTCAAATTACCTGTCCAAGTTTCATTATCACTTGCTGAGTAATTAAATACAAATGGTTTATCTGAAGCAATATAAGTATCTTTAGCAGTATCCATAGTTGCTGGGTCATTGATGATATAAGTCCAATAATATTTTAGTCTTAATTTATTTCCTTTGGCTTTAATTCCATCATCACCAGTAACATTTAATCTGAAATAGGATATATGTGTTGTTGGATTGTAACCTTCTACAGGTGAATATTCTGTAAATCCAAACATAGTATTATCAGTTGATGTAAAGTTTCGTTTAAAATAAACAAGTTTTTTATCACCTATATTCATATCAGAATACAAATAACCACCACAACTTGAGTAATTGTCATTTACGAAATCCATATATGCTCTTAAACAAGTATCAGTTGGGTCTACTGCTTCAACATCACTTTTAAAAGGACCCCATTTGCTATTCCAACGAGAATTTAACCATTGAGCATTCTTTGGTTTGTAAACAAGTACATTACCTTTTGTTCTATCACATATAGAATAAAGATTTTGTTTTTTACATATAAGTTCTTTTTGCTTGATATGAGAAACCATAATTGGCATATACATTGTAGGTTTATCACCTGGTTCAACTGTGGTTAAATCATAAGTATTATCTCTACTTTTATAAGAACAAACTGCAATTAATCTGTGATAGTCAGGCTCTTGGTCAATACCAGGTTTGAAATCATCAATACAACGATAATCTTTATTAAGTACAAAATAAAAAGGTACTGAAGCATCTTTAATGGCAACATAAGGAACTGGATAGCAATAACTTGGCATTCCTTGTGACCAAGCCGTTACACCTTGAGAAGAATCAGCAGCCCAATAATTATGTCCAGTAGCTGTTGGATATTCACCTCTAACATCTTTATTTGGTGGATAATGGAAACTGTTCTTTTCAACAGTTAGAACTTGCTTAATTGGAGCACCAGGTGTACTGTCGCTTATAACTTTACCATCTTTACTTTTAAAATAATAACTCATCTTTTACCAAATATACAAAACACCTGTAGGACACATATCAATATCACCAGATATAAAATTGCTTCCACCAGATGCTGTTGTTGAATCACAATATGTAGTATTTCTATCTGTTGGGTCAATGCCAGTTGAAGTCATATTATTATATGTTGTTGTACCTGTTGAACTTACTTCATAATCAGGAACAATATCTGCAAAACCATCTGGTCTATAATATACTGTATATTCTTTTGCAGAATATGACTCAAATGGATATTCATCTGGGTCAAACAAAGAATAATTAGTTACATCAAATGGTACATAATTTACTTTATCATCATTTGGTCTTGTTTCTGGATTACCAAAGTGCGTATCCCAAAAATGTGAATGGTTGCCACTCACGAATACCAAGCCAGCAGTAGCAGGAAAAGAAGTCAAACCTTCAGGATTAATTGTTGCTTTATATTCTTTTATATTAACACCCGGTTCAATTTCTTCTACTTGGGTAGATTTATAAGTTAATTCACCATCAGAAATAGTTAATTTGTTTGTATCTGATTCATCAAAAGTAGTAAAAATTAAATTACCCCATAAATTGTTGTAACCAACACCAGATACAAAATTAAAAACTTGTTTACAATCTGCTTTTGAAATTGTATGAGTTTCTTTATCTATCTTAATTCCAAGACCTTCAATATATTTGTTATCTAATTCACCAGAAACAGCTTCTATTGTATTTGCAAGATAAACATCACGCCATTTTAATGCTGATAAAGTATCTTCGCTCATCACTTTACCATCAGTAACAGTACTGCGGTTCCATTCAGCTGGAACTAAATTTATAGCAGTATTACTTTCATCAAAATAATGTGCGCTTTCGTATAAGTGATTTACTACTTCCATATTAGCCTATTAAATAAATTACATTCTCTTCCATTATTGAAGGTATATTTGTTGAGGTTTCAAAACGGGCTTGCACAAGACCATATTTGTAATCATAAGTTACTTTTTCTGTGTTATAATTGGCATAGATTTTTCTAGCAGCAATTCCTTCCAAATTAGCAGACAAACCATTATCATTTACTGAAATTGTTTTTTGGTCTACTTTTAAACCAACAGTTATTACATTGGTATTTGGGTCAGGATCTGAAGCACTTATACCATCACCAAAAGAATAAGTAGTTTCTCTATAACTCTCTGCATCATAGGAAATAACATATTGGTTTGGACTTGTTTCAGATGGTGTAATTGCGATACCTGGACCTGCATTGTAAGCCACCTGACTTGCACTTAATTTATCAATACATTCTGCAAGGTAAACATCACGAGCACTTAATGGTCTAATAGTATTTGTATTTTGCCAGTAACCATCTGCAACAGTATCACGAGTCCAAGGTGTAACCATTAAACGAGCAGTAGTGCCGTTTCCAAATACGTGCATACTTTCATCTAAGTGTGAACTAACAGCCATATTCTCTCCTTATAAACCTAATAATTCTTGTCTGGTTTGACCAGCAGATTTAAATTTAATTGCTTTTCCACCTGCCATCACAAATGCTTCTATATTCTTTCCAAAATCATCAATGAGTAAGCTAGTATCATTTGCAAATTTTGCTTTGTCAGAACCTTTTTTAACAATGTAAATGTTCTTATTTGGTATTCTACAGTTATTTCTCAACCATTCTAACTTTCCTTGAACTCCATCTTCATAAGTGACTTGTGACAAAATACACAATTCTATTCCCTGTTGGTCGCAGAACTTTTCTAACCAATAATAGAAGCGTTCACCCTCTGGTGTCCAAGGCAATTCTGCCCAAAACTCAGCTCCGGCTGCGTGAACAACAGGCCAATCCACAACATAGCCTTCAATCGCATTTAATGCTTCGCAGCCTTTACGGAAGTCTACTAATACACCATCCATATCGCAATATATTGTATCAATCTTCGTTTTCATACAATATATTTATAATTGTAACTTTAATTTTACATTTTAATCATTGACAAACTTAGTGTAGTTTTCTATATTATTAATGTAAAAACGAGGTAACTATGGCATTAATCTATAACGAAGAAATGAAACAATACAACCACGATAACCGACAGGTTATCAAGATTAAAATCAATTCCAAATACAAATGGGATTTTTATGGTTATAACAGAAACGATTTTTCTGCTTGGATTAATCCAGAATTTATCAAACGAAACCACCCTGAACTTAAATGCTATCGTGTGACAGCTATGATTAGTTCAAAAGATGACCATGCTTGGGTTGCTTATTCTGCTGATTGTAATTCCGAAGAAGAAGCCATCAAAACTTACAAATATGCTCGTAGACTGTTAGCAAATCTTCCGCACATGGGTTTGAAACGAGAAGATTGGGAAGCTCACTTCAAGGCTGGAAACTTTAATGTTCATTACTGGTAAAGGAGAATTACTATGAAACACGATATTTCTGATACTCAGGCAGCAATTATTATCCTCATCATCGGATTTTTAATCTGTGGTGGATTGTTGGCTTTGATTAAAATTGAAACCAAATACACGCTTGCAAATTCTTGGAAAATTCGTGATGAAGTTTACGAAGTTCACAAACAGAACCAAGAATTGAACCGTAAACTTGACTCTCTTTTGAAAATCCAGGTAAAAGGGTGTAACCAATGAATTACGAAGACTTTAAACACAAACTAACAGAAATGGGCTTCAAAATTCACCCAACATTTACTGAAACTGAATGCCTTACTTACCAAGATGTTATCTGTGGGTGGTTGGATAATTCTTACCCGATTTACAATAACCACGGAACAAAAATTGGTCACGAACTTTATTTTAGAAATGCTAGTGCTTTGAAGCTGGCTAGACCGGCTACACTGAGACAACTGAGTAACCAAACCATTACCCCAATTAATTATTCTAATTGGACTAAGTTCAGAACTGAAGATTTTCTTGCTGACATTCAAAAGAAAGTCAAGGTATATTTGGTTACTGTTCGCAAATGTCAAATGGAAATGGACTTCAAATGCTCCGACTAATTTTGTACAAAATAAAAAAGCGTTTGTTGCTACGGTATCTGTGCAATTTTAAGCTTCCGTATATGAAGATACATATTGATTATGTAAATTCAATGTACAGAATCCATTTGAGAGAACTGAGTAATTTTGTTATGCCGCTTAAAAGCGAAATATCACTCGGCAACATTGACAAAATAAAAGACCCGAAATACAAAAAATTTTTAAATCAATTCCAAGAAAAGGTAGATAAAATAAAAGATGAAGTAGAAGATTTGGACCGAAGATACAAACACGAAATTCGTTTGTATTCATATTTTTACAACCACGGATATTTGTCTGCAAATGAGAAACAGACTGCGGAAACTTATCTGGCTGTTTACCAAGACCATCGGTTCAAATATGAAACAGATTTTAAATATTTTGATTACAAAATTGCTCATAAGAAGCACAAAATTAAACAACGCTTAGAAGAAATGGAAGAGGACTTCAATGAAAGTTTGGAATAACTATCCTGAAGATTATGTTGAAGCTGAATTACAACAAATTAAGGAAAGAGCAGCTCTTTTAACTTTGTGTAATGTCACAATACCTGTGGTGATAGTTACTCTGAACCAAATTAATATCAGCGCAGACGAACAAAGATGCTTTGAAACACAATGTAAAAAGCTGGGTTGGAAATTTGAAATTACGAACGATTTACCAACAATAAGCATACCTGTGGAAGTTATTAAACAATATAAAAGTGAACTTAAAAAACTTCAAATAGAAGAGGATTTTACTAATGATTGATATGGAAGAATTACTTGGAACACTCGCAATTAATATCAAAGAAAAAGGTATTGTAAATTGTGAAGTTGAAAAATATATGAAACACTTAAATCTCGGTATCAGTGATTATATTTATCATTTGTATATTGAGTTCTTTGTTGGAAACAAAGGTAAAATCAAAGTGAATTTTATTACTTGGGATGAAATAGAAGTCAAACTTTCAGATGTATCTGTGAATGAGAATGATTTACTTGTTGCAGAATCCACATCGTACAGATACTTTGACCTCAATGAAACTGAATTTTTGAGTAAGGTAAGTTCTAGTCTTGACAACATTTATTATATACAAAGGCATTATTCTGAACTTATAAAAATCAATTATCAAAACAGACGCAAACAAGAAATAGAAAAGGATTTTACAAATGAAACTGTATGAAGTAGTATCTACACTTAGTGATTTGGGCTTTGATATAAACGATGGCAAAGTAAAATACCACAAAGAAGGTTTTGGCAGTATTTATCATAAAGGCGTGTTTCGTGTTTGGTCAAAAGAAGGTCTGTATTGTTATCCACACGAAAATTTGGATAAAGAATATTTAATATCAGAATGTAATAAGTTCATTGAGAATGTCAAAAAGAAGGAAATAAAAAGGCGATTGAAGAAATTAAAAGCAGATTTTGCTTAGAAAAAAGCCCACCTGAATGGTGGGCTTTTTGGAGTTTTTGAAAGCAAAAATTACTTATTAGGACAATTTCTGTGTATCTTTTCGTCAATGAAAATTCCAATATTTTGAAGAGTATTGATTACAACTTCATTGGACTTTTCAGCAACGGCCGTTCTAATTTCTCTACAATACTGAACATAATCGTCTTGGCTCTTAAAATCGGTTGGCTGAACAGCCTGTTTAGTGGCATATTCAACAATAGCAAGACCAATGTCTTCACCCAATTTCTTCAAACCAAGCTTCAAAGATGTATTTCCAACATAAGGAGCAATAATGCCGGCAGCACCAGTTTGCTTTTGAGGAGCTGGTGCTTCTTTTACTGGAGCATCAGCGTCAAGTGGTTCGTCAATATTGCCTTCTTCGTTTAGTCTGTTATGATAATAGCTTTTGAAATCCATAATTATCTCCTAAATTTATTTTATTTATATTAGAATATGTCTTCGTCTTCATCAGCAATTTGACGGCACAAATCTTCTAGGTCTTCGTTTTTACCAAATTTGCTTCCATGAGTTTGTACAACATATCTCCAAATTTTACGATATTTGCCTTCAGCGTCGGTATTCTTATAAGCATCAGTTTCACGGAGTCTTCTAAGCACTTTATCTTCTTTAATGTCTTTCAATAAATCTTCTTGCTTAGCTTCCATAATGAAGTTACGGAAATCTGATTTAATTTCAGATTCTTCAAAAATTCGGTCCATAGTGTGATTGAATGTGTCCTCGTCATAATCAAGACAAAGATCCAATACATCGCCGTATTTGGCTTCACATTCATCTTCAGTCAAAGTTAATTTATCTGCTACATAGGTTAACAAATCGGTTCTTGTTTCTTCTAATAAGTATTCATCGCACAAAGATAAATATTCATCAATAGCTTCTTCTAATTTATTTCTGGTTACTTCTACCATAATATTATCTGTTAATGCAGAATAAGATTCTTTATAAATTGACTTTTTTGCGTTTTTGTACTGTTTAATAAGGTCTTTTACCTGTTTTCCTACTGTAGCAGTATTCTTTATAGGCTTAGACTTAAATCCTGTATCTTTCATTAGTTTAACGAATTTTGCGTGCTGTTTGGCTTCACCACCAAGTTTAACAGACAAATCTCCGTTTTCTAAAACTTTTACTGAACCAATCTTAGCTTTACCAATAATGGAGCGGTCAATAATATCAAATGTAGTATCATCAAACTTTTCAACTCCAAAACCAGCATTGATAAAGATTGGAAGTATCTTTTCTATGAATTTATTTTTTGCTTCCATATTTACTCCTAAAATTTCATTTCATAAGTATTTATAATTTTTATGAATTATTTGTCACTTTAAAGCCAGCTACATAAGGTGCTGCAGATATATAATCATTACCTACCACAATATCCTTAGTTCCGACAAAATGACCCAAATCATCTGCCCAGTCACCATAACCAAATAAGTTATTATATTTTTTTACAATTAAACCACCATAAACGGCTGGCTCAATTATTTTGTCTTTATCCATCTTACCAGGCTTTATAACATAACTAGGGTTATACGAAAATTCCCAAATAGTGTTCTGTAGGGCCATAATCTGGTCAGGCTTTAGCGATTTTTCGTCAGGTGGATTATATATAGCGGTTGTATTCAAAACCCCACCAGAAAACACGCTCTCTGTGCCAGTAACTGACCAGTAAGTCGTTTTGGTATCACCACTATTATATTTACAGACTGACCCAAGAGTGCCAAGACCTGATAAAGTCTGGTCTATGGTATTCCATTGGTTTTGAGCACTGTCAGATATTGACGAAACTGATTTAATCTGTTTTGCACCACCAGGATAGTTGGTTATATCTCCCAATTCTATATAATCATAATCCACATAGAAGTTTCCATTGTCAGCCTTATATTTTGGATAATCGTCTTTCAAAGCAGAAACTCTTCCGATTCTGGTTCCAAACTGATAAGCCAAATCATATCGGTCTGTAAATGGATTATCCTTTCCATAGTTACCCATCAAGGTCTGATTGTAAGTTTCTTCATCATTTGGAACACCACAGTGGGTAATAATCTGGTCAATGATGTAAGCATCTTTAATCGGCTTATAGAAAAATGCTTCAACTGTGAAATTAAATGAAACAGTAATTTCTCTTTTATCTTCTTCACCAAACTCGGTTGGCATTTCAATATTACAACCATCGTTCTTCATTTTAATAGAACGGCGTAAATTGATAAACCAGAATTCCTTTAAATCAAAGAAAGCATCTGGGGCAAATCTAGTAATAATTTGTTCCAAAATGTTATTTGCGTCTGAATAATGTTCTACTTTACCTTCCATTGATATATGAATATCAACTGGAACTGGTTGAACATCAGACCAAAACTTGTTTGCTAAAAGATAATCTACTCCATTTTTCTCAAAATAATTAGAATAGAAACCACGGTCTTCACCACCACCAGCATATCTATCTGGTGCGAAAGCAACTGAGTCTATTCTATATGTTAAGTTTGGAAGTGGAATATAATATTTCTTTCCTGTTTCTTGTTCCACTCTATAATCGTGGGATTTCATTCTAGGTCCAAATTTCAAAGGAACCTGAATTTTCTTAATTGGTTCTCCGTTTTCATCATAACGGACAACAAACAAATTATTAAAGAAACTACCAAAACCAATAATAACTGACCTTAAAGTATCGGCAAAGAAGTAGTTCTTTGGATAGCCTTCATTAGGAGCACCGTCAATAACTCCTTTGTGCCAATTATGCTTTGATGGGTCGTAATCGTGTTGAGTCCAATTTGCCATAATATATTTATATTTTTATTTTCATATTATGGAACTTATTCAAATATTCTACAAATTTTTTACATTCTTCATATTTGTCAAAATTTTTATTCTTGAACTCCAATGATAAAGCGCTTTCATAAGCATCTGAAAATAATGAGTCCAAAAACAATACTGGTGCCCACTTTATTTCATTGATTATTTCAACATTGTTCTTTTTTAAAAATGGATAGGTAAAAACTTCATCACAAGGAATATTCAATGATTTTCTTAATTCTTTTATTTGTGGGTCTAATAATTCTTTTGGATAGGTATTTGGTGGAATTACACATTGTCCGCAAAACCAGTCATAAGGCTTATATACTTTATTTGGACTATCTTCAGTATCACAAAAGATATTCAATACAGTTCCTTGTTTAACAGACTTTGCGCTGTCAATCAAATCAAAAGGATAAACTCGGTCTTCATCTATTGATATAACCAAATCTTCATAATGTTCAGGATAAACACACCATCTTTTGAAAACTCTATCGTTACCTTCAAGCCATTTCAAAGTGATATTGTGCTTTGAAATAAAGTCCAATAGTTTACTATCTAAATCTTTTTCTTTATTAGGAAATTCTTCAATAGAAAGCCAGATATAGAAAATATCTGGTAGAGCTGTTTGTGTCTTGAAAAACACATAAAGGAAATTATACAAACAATTAATTCGTTTTTTCCAACTTGTCAATGTAACAACAGTCTTCATCGTCAATATCTATTAAATAAGATTTACTCATTTCTTTATCATAATATTCTTCAAAATGTTCAAGTTTCCATTGTAAATCCCAAACATCGTCTTTTAACAAATTATTCTTCATTTGTTCATAAACAAAATATTCAGCACTCTTAAATAAACCAAAGTCATTCTGTTTCATTTTATTTTCAAGAGCCGATAATTTCTCTTGATATTCAACGTGGCACAATTTTAAGAGTTCTTTCGTTGTTTCAGGAAACTTGTACTTTTCTTTGTGTGTGATTTCATACA